TTACATATTAGAAAAGATGAAAGACATCATTGAGTCTGATGCTTCTAGAGATAGTGATAAGGTCTCATTGCTTAAAGAGCTAGTAGCTATAGCAGGTATGAGAGATACAGAGAAGAAGTCGGAGTCTGTTACTTTATTTCAAGGATTTTCTCCAGAGCAGTTAGATGCAATAGGTGGAAACAATGTAAAACAAATAGCGAAAGCTGAAAGGACGGAAGATAAATGAACCTATATGAAGTATGCATACAGGTATTAGAAGATGCAAGCGAAAACGATAACAAGATAGATGATAGTTTATCCAGAGAATATATAGCTAATGAGATATATGAGCTATTCTATGAGTATCAAGTGTATAGTGAAAAGTTTGATACTGGATACATAGAAGATGTTAAGGATTTTTGGAACTATAAGAATAGATTTAATGAAGACAAATAAACTAGCAGTATACGGAACTCTACGTAATGGAAAGAGAGAGACATGGAAGGTAGATGGATTTAACTTGTACTTTCCCGGTCATAGAAACTATCCTGTTGCAATGCCTAATCAAGATGCTAGTGACTTGGTTGTAGAGGTTGTTGATGTAGATGAGCAAGACATAGATAACTATGATGTATATGAAGGGGTAGACTCTGGATTATATGAAAGAAGACTAGTTGAAGCTTATAAAGGTGATAAGAAGGTAAAAGCTTGGATGTATACTATAGGAACATTACTACTTCAAAGTACAGGAGTGTTTCAAGAAGTTCCGGGTAAAGACTGGTATTCAGATAAATGTCAGAAGCTAATACATTTAACATAAATAAACACAACGTTTCTGAAAAGGAGCGAGTGTTAGAGTTAGCTAGAAAGGATGTAGTCTCCTTTGGTCAGCTATTCCTACCTGAAGACTATATGAAGTCTACCCCTGCCCCGTATCATTACGAATTAAGTGAACTACTACTACACCCAGATAAGAAAAGAAATTGTATTATATTACCTAGGGGTCATAGTAAATCTACCTTAGCTAAAACAGCATTACTATATCATCTATATTTTAATCCAGAAGGAAAGAAAGAGTTTATAGCTTGGGTAGCAGAAGAACAATCACAGGCTATAGACCACATAAAGTATATGCAGAACCATATAGAGATGAACCCTGCATTAAATTATTACTTTGGAGACTTACGTGGTAGCAAATGGACAGAGAAAGAGTTTACTACTAGTAAGGGAGATAGAGTTATAGCTAAAGGAACATCTCAAAGATTACGTGGTAGGTCTCAATTAGGTCTTAGATATACTAAGATTATACTTGATGACTTTGAGTCTGAGTTAAATACAAAGACTCCAGACAGGAGGAGAGAGATTAAAGAGTGGGTTATGTCTACAGTTGAGCCAGCTCTAGAGAACTCAGCAGGTAATGAGGGTTCTATATGGTTAATTGGTACTATAGTTCATTATGATTCTTTTCTGCAAAGTATATACGATGGCTACACAGAAGCAATCAGAGATAAAAGAAAGTATGCATGGGATGTAATGTATCATAAGGCTATAGACGCTGATGGTAATGTATTATGGAGTTCATATTTCTCTAAACAAAAACTAGATGATATACGTAGAAGGTTTGAAGACGTAGGTTTATCCCATAAGTTCGCACAAGAATATTTAAATGAAGCAAGAGATTTAGAGAACGCTAAGTTTAAAACAGATAGACTGGAGTATTACGACCATGAATTTGAAAGTAAAAACAATTATGCTTACTTGGTTAATAGTAAAGAAGCTATACCTGTTAATATTTATATTGGTGTTGACTTAGCATACGAGTCTACTGCATCAAGTGATTATCAAATGATAATGGTTATAGCTATAGATAGTGATAGGAATATCTATGTTATTGACTATATGCGTGAACATATACCTCTATATGATATGCCTGAAGAAATATTTAAGTATGCTAAAGAATATTCTCCTGTAAAAAGAGTTAATGTTGAACATGTAGGAGCTCAGGGTATAATTAAAGATGCTGTTAATAGAATGACAGGACAAGATAGAAAGGTTGCACCCGGTATAGCTTTAGGAGTTAGACCTCCAACTGGTATTAAGAAAGAAGATAGGCTTGAGTCATTACTTGCTCCTATAGTAAATAGACGTAAGATGTTTATAAAAAGAAAACATACAGCTTTAGTAGATGAGATGTTTCAGTTTCCTAAAGGAAAGAACGATGATGTCTTAGATGGCTTATGGTATGCTGTAAATAAATCCAGACCTCCTCTTAGTAAAAAGTTTGAAGCCTCAGAGTTTAAACAAGATAAGACCAAATCCCATAAGGTTGAAACGGTTAAAAGAACTATCTCTTGGATTACTGGTCAAAAAATTTAAATAAAACTTGCATAAGTTAATAATTTTCCTTAAATTTATAAGATTAAAAAAAAGGTATAGCTATTTCTAGTATAAGAGAGTTAGAGAGTAACGAGGTAAAACATTCCGAAGTTAATAGACAGCTTTGGAGACAATGGAAAGATGCTAGGGCAGATTGGGACGTAGAAGCCCGTGACGCAGTAGACTTCTTTTTAGGTAACCATTATTCACAAGAAGAGTCAGACGCTTTAAGAGCAGTAGGTCAAGGTGACTTTGTTATTGACAGAGTGTATGCCGCTATAGAAAAGCTCAAGTCTTTACTTACATCTCGTTCTCCTAAGTATAGTGCAGTTGGTAGAGAAGATTCAGATAGTAGAATGTCTAATGTCTGGAGAACTTTACTAGAATACGTATGGGACATCTCTGATGGAGATACTCAATTTAAACAAGCTGTACATGATTACGCTACTGCAGGCATGGGGTACTTTTATTCTTATATAGACCCAGAAGCAGACTACGGAAGAGGTGAAGTTAAGATTACTTACATAGACCCTTTTCGTGTTTACGTAGACCCAGCATCTAGAAACAGATACGCTGATGATGCATCGGGTATTATTTTATCTACTATACTTACAGAAGACCAGATACTTAATATGTATCCACAAGTAGAGTCTATTATAGATGACCTAGAGTCTTACTACGATGAAGAAGACTACCCATCTTCTGGTAAGAGAAATAGTTCTAACTCTTTTACTCCAGACTCTACATATGAATCTGAATATAATAGAGTTAATAAGTATAGGATACTAGAAAGATTTACAAAGGTTAAAGTACCATTCTATCGTGTATTTAATAAGCAGGATGGAGCTGAGTCTATATTAGATGTAGATAAGTACGAAAGATTTTTACAGAACGAACAAGCACAACTACTAATGAAGGCTGGTATGATAGAAATAGTAGAAGTAGTGCAAACAAGAATTAAAGTCACAGCAACTGCTGGTGACGTTTTACTATACGAACAAGTATTAAATACAGATATATACCCTATTGTTCCAGTTCCTAATATATGGACTGGTACACCATATCCAAAGTCTGACATATCTAAAGTTAAGGATTCACAAAGACTTTTAAACAAGCTTTTCTCTCTCACCCTCTCGCACGCTCAAGCTTCTGCTGGACTAAAGTTACTAGTCCCGGAAGGGAGCGTAGATGATTTGGGGCAGTTGGAACAGGACTGGGCAAAACCCAACGCAGTAATACCTTATAATCCTGAATTCGGTGCACCGCACTTTCCTGCCCCACAATCATTATCTAATGAGTTCTACAACTTAATAAGTAGAATAGAACATTATATAGATTTAAGTATGGGAATCCCAGAGTTAATGCAGGGATTTAGAGAGGGTGCTCCTGAGACAGTAAGAGGAACTGCAATGCTTGCCGAAATGGGTGAGACTCGTGGTAAATCTAAACTTAGGGATATAGAAGGAAGTTTGACTAGGTTAGGTCGTAATGTTTACAATCTAGCCAAAGGTCATTATACTTACGCAAAGACGTTTAGAATCATACAACCAAATAATGATATTACTGAGTATACAGTTAATATGTATGATGATAAAAGTCAGGAACTTAATGCCATACAAAATGACATCACGATAGGGCATTATGATGTGAGAATCATATCCGGTTCAACTTTGCCATCAAACAGGGTAGCAGAATACAATATGTACCTTGAGGCTTTTAAGATGAATCTGGTAGACGATGTCGAGGTTTTAAAGAAGACTGAAATCTTTGACAAACAAGGTGTCTTACAACGAAAGGGACAAATGTCTCAGTTGCAATCTTATGTACAACAACTAGAAGCTCAAGTTAAGAAACTTAGTGGAGACCTTCAGACCGCAGAGCGTGAAGCAATAAGCTCAAGGAAGAGGACAGAAACTGAGAAGTTCAAGACAAGGCTTAATGAAATTCAAAATGATACTAAGTTTAAAACCAAGGTTCAGGTTGATAATCTAAAAAGAATAGTTGACACAGAAGAAGGAGTTGTAAGAAATTGAAAACAGAAGTAGTGGGGACATTTCCACGGTTCTGCTTTTATAGACATCTGCAAAAGGTGATGCTAATAATAAAAGAAATCGAGGAATAAAATGGAAGACGCTATGAACGGAGACGCTAACACAATAGAAGGTGTGGAAGGTCAAGTTTTAGAACAAGTTGTTGAGCCGGAACAAGTAGGAGGTCAACCTGCAGAGCAAGGATATGAACAACCTATTGATGACGCTAAGAAATTTCAGTCAATGTATGACAGGAAAACAGCAGAGTATGAAAAGCTTAATAATGAAGTCGAGGAACTTCGCAAGTATCAACAGTTAGGTAAAGTTT